CTTTTACCAATACAACTTCTGCTTCTTCAATCTCTCCACCTTTTGCTCTTTTTTCTTTGAAAAGATCGCTTTCAATTTCTTTAACTTTATCTGTATCGCCTTTTTCTTTTGCTTCTTCTAATAAAGCCATTAATTGTGCTACTCTACTGGGCATTTAGACTCCTACATGTTGAACAACCCTTTTTAAACTTTTCGTGTTTCCAACACGGATCTGGATTGTAAGTTTTTTTGGATTCGTATACTCTTGGTTTAAATAATAAAGTTCTAATAAAATCTAATATCCACGTTAACATTATCTAACTCCTATAAATTTAAATCCCTTTACCTGAATATCATTATTTCCAGGATAAACATTTTTATCCGTCATATCTCTATGTGGACATTTCATTCCGCCCGAACCAAATTTTATTGGTGGTATATTTGAGTTAGGCCCTTTCTTTGGTGGTGGACCTGATTTTTTACCTTTTATCATATTCTCTTACCTTTAGTAAAACATATAAAACAATTATTGATAAAAGCATTCCAATAAAAAATAAACCTATCATAATAAACTTTTATCTACATTAGATGATATCACAACTTCACCACCATCGTCATAAGCTTGAAAACCAGATAAAAAAGTATTTGGTTTCGAAACAGGTTTTTTTATTTGCGTAACAGGTGTTTTGCAAGGAGGGTAACTTCCATCAGGACATAATTGTACTCCTTTAGAATTTTCAGTATTATCTACATAACCTTTGTTTTTTAAAAAGCCAGCTTCCTTCATGTAATTTGTACCTGCTTTACTCATGACATCTAATGGTTTTCCTGTCGCTCTATAATAATCTCTAGTAATTGGCATTCCTGGGTTACCTTTTTTTGGATTTCCAAAAAGAGTTTCACCTCTTGCAGTTTGCGTTCTTGTTGCTTTTTGAACTTTTTTTCCTAATTCAAAAGCATAACCTACACCTGGAATTTTTCCAAAAACAGTTCCAGCAATGTTCAATCCTACTGTAACAGGATTTATTCTTACACTTGTATCTTTAGGTGTTGTAGCAGGTGGAGTATTTACTGTAGTTTTGCCTGCACCACCCGTATTTGTATTCGTTCTTGTTTCTCCATAATATCCAGAACCTGACTCGAATCTTGTGTGCCCATGATCAGAACCTTTATTACCGGTATTTCCTGGCGGACTACTAAAGTCTGATTTTGAGGCGTCCATTCCGCCACCTCTAAATTTTCTAATTTTACGTTTTTTTGTTACCATCTTGTTTTTCTCTCGCTAAATCAATTTTCTCTTCTGCAATTCTAATTCTTTCACCTGCTTGATCTTCTCCAGATTCAAGTTTCATTTTATCAAAGTCTAGTCTTTCTTCAAACTCCATTGATTTTCTCTCTTGATCAGCTATAGTTTCTTGAGCTTTTCTTTGTAAATCCATAGCTCTTAAATCAAGTTCTCTTTGTTTTAATTGAACTAACGGATCTCCTTTTTGTGTCATTGATTCCTCTTGTGCAAGCTGCATTGTTATCTCTGCAACTCTTTTTGCTACCATACTATCAAATAAAATCTTAAATCCTTTAGGATCAGTCTGTGCTTGTTGTGCTAACTCAGGTGTGTTTTCAACCATATCACCAATTTCACCATGAGCTTGTAATGCAATATGATCAGATATGTGTCCTTGCATTAAAGCGTAGACCATTGGATTGATTTGAACCATTCTTGTAGCCATAAATGCTCTGTGAGCCATAATATGTGCTTGATGATCTTGTTCAGGGAACGCTTTTAACATTTGCATCTGTAATGCTTTAGCATTTTCAGTTGCTGGGTCTTCTGGAACCACAGGTGGTGTAGGTTTCAATATTGCATCAATGTTTTTTGTACCTAAAGCTTCATAAACTCGTCTGTAAGCCTCTCTTAAGTTGTGCATTTGTGGATTTGATGCTGCAATCTTTAAATTTTCGTTTGCTAAAGTCACTCTTTGTGACATTGAGAAGATATTTGGGTCTGCAACAGGTATTACATCAACTCTATCGTCAAAATCTTGTAATTTTACGAACCTATCTGCGTTTGTAACAGCATATGGGTACACAGGAGGTAGATAATCAGCAAAAACTTTTGCTAAAAGTCTAAATTCTTGTCTCATTGCGTAGTAACAACGCTTGTGAATGGCACTCATGACCCTTGAACCACGCTCCAAGAGAGCAATTGTAGTTCCAACAGCTCTATTTTGTGCATCTTCACCCATTTGCATGTCTGCAATTGATGCAAAACGCTGCCCTGCTTGTACAACAAAGCCTAAAAGTTGAAATAAAGTTCCACTTGGCTCTTTAAAAGGTAGAATTTGGAACTGATCTTTGATATTTCCGCCTGGTGCATCAACATCTCTGAACTCTCCGGGTTGAAAAGGTTGGTCATCATCTCTAATTCTTATGCCTCTAGATTTAAATCCAGCAGGTAAGTTTGCTAAAGTACCTGCATCTAGTAATTGTCTTAATGCTTGAGTAGCAGATCTTGATAATCCACCAATCATATGTATTAAACCAAAACCATAAAAACCTAAACCAGGTAAAAACTTGTAATGAACAAAATATTCTTTTCTAGATTCTGTGTCATCGTCTTGATTATAGTTTCTATAGATAGATAAAATTTTACCTGAACCCTCATCAATAGAAACTATATACGGTTTTTTTACTTTTTTTTCTGAAGTCTCTGCTTCAAACTCATCTAAATTACAATCAACATGCATCTCTAGAATATTATATTGATATTCTTTTTCTCCAGCAGGTTTTACACCTTCAAGTTCATTTAATTTATCTTGTATTGGACTTTTTTCTGGTTGCTTAGGTGTTAATTCTACATCTAGATAAAATCCTGCTTTCTGTTGTTTAAGAACATCATTCTCAGACATTTTTACAAGATGTGTAATTCTTTCACAATCTTTTAAATCTGTTGCATAATATGGAACGATTAAATCTTCTGCAGGAACAAATTTAGCTACAGCTCTTTGTTTTATTTCATCGTAATAAATTTTTTTAAAAGCAGATCCTGCTAATGGTAAATAAAATAATAATTGGTCTGTGTCTGGTGTATACTCCTCCATCTCTTCCATTAACATATAGTTCATAAAGTTTTGAACTCTCTCAGCTTGTTGAGTCACCTCTGGAGTATCAGCTCCAATAATAGATGTTCTTACAGGACCATCACTTGGTAATAATTCTTTGTAAGCTTGTGCTTGAAATTGTGTTACAGCTTCTGATAAGAGCGGATGGGTAACACCACTTGCACCTTGAAACGGTCTTGTATTATTCACATACTTGAAACCAAGTAAGTCTAAACCTTGAGTGTAAGCTTGTTCCCAATCCCCTCTTGAAACTTTATCCCTTTTATAATCAGAAATAAGTTGTGACGACATACGACCAAGAACACGATCGTCCATCTCCTCAGCTAAATTTCTATAAAAATCCTCTTCGGGTT